CCCGACAGCGTATCGCCGTATGCATTCATCCATCATTGAAACATCGACGGCATGGGCGTACGCCACGGCAGCCAGCGGCGGCGTGTCTGACGTAACTGCTGCTTCTCTGACGGCTTACGCTCGACGCGCCGAGGCCGGCGGCTACGACGGGGTGGTGGTCGAGGCGTTCGCTGCCACGCTCCCGGCCGACGTGGTGCTGTACCCGTACTGGGTCCCGGTGCTGGCCGACACCATCGCCAGGCGTGAGCGGTGCAGGGTGGTGTCGTTCTCGGTGCCGCGTAGCCACGGCAAGACGCTCCTGGCCGCCCTGCTGGCCGGGTGGGTCCTGAGAGACCCCGACGCCGACCGGCTCGTCGTGAGTGCCGCCACGGCCCTCTCGCAGGCCCGCCTGTCCATGGAGGCCCTAGCCAAGATCCACTGGCCCGCCGACGGCAAGACGACGCCCTGGGCAGCCCGCATGTCGAACAACCAGCCGATGCTGCGCCATGGCAAGGGGAAGATGCTGCCCATCGCCAGGGACGCCAAGCGAGCGGACGGCGTGACGCCCGCCCTGGTGCTGGCCGACGAGGCGGCCCGCCTGCAGGGTGACTACCTGAGCCGGCTGATGACGGCGGCCACCAAGACGGCCGAGGGTCGGCTGCTGATGACCACCACGGCCGATGACGACCTGAGCCTGCCCTGGGCCGGATGGCGGCAGGAGGCCGAGGCGCAGCTGCTGGCCGGCCGCCTGCGCGAGGACTGGGCGGTCCACCACTGGGCATCCGACGCCGGGGCGGACATCCACGACCCGGTCCAGTGGCGCAAGGCCAACCCGCAGCTGTGGATCGAGGGCGCGCACATCACCGAGGACACCATCAGGTCGGAACTTGCCTTCCTGGGCAGCCGGTCGGACGGCGTCGAGGAGTTCCGCACCCAGCGGCTGAACCTGCCCGGCGGCAGCCTGGCAAGCGTCGGCATCGACGCGGCCGTGCTCGAGCAGGCGCGATTCGACTGGCGCCTCGAGGACGTGCGCGGGCGCCGGGCCTGGGCGTTCATCGACTTCAGCCTGGGCAGCGTCGTGGGGGCCCGCGCCGACCTGACGAGCGTGGGCGTGGTGGTCGACGGCGGGGAGTTTGGGCTGCTGCGCACCTGGTCGTTCACCTGCGGGGAACTAGCGCACATGAAGCAGCAGCGGCCCTGGCTGCACGAATTGGTCCAGCAGGGGCACGTCCACCACAACGACGGGCAACTGATCGACTTTGACGCCGTCGAGGGCCTGCTGGGACAACTTGGTAGCACCCTCCAACTCGAGGCCGTCGGCGTCGACGAGGTCGGTTGGACGCAGAATTGGGTCCGGCAGGTCATGGTCGACAAACTGAACCTGCCAGTGGAGGCCCGGTCCCAGTCGATCCGGGAGCAGGCGCCCGCCTGGTCGACGTTCGTGGCCCTGATCCGCATGAAGGCGCTCCGTTACCACGACGACCCGGTGCTGCTGCACCAACTGCGGCATGCGACCACCAAGACCTACGACGGGGGGCTGGTCAAACTGCAGAAACGCGACGGGCAGAACATCGACGCCCTGGTGGCGGCCTGCAACGCGGCCCGCCTGTTCGAGCTGCGCGGGCGCTCCCAGCAGTGGATGCCGCCGTCCGGCGTGATGACCATCTGACGCCACCAAGCGGACAGTTCGACTATTTGCGCAATGTGACGAAAAATGTCACGTTCGCCTATTGACAGAAAAAGCGCGTACTCAAACTGGGGGAGGCGTGGGATTCTTCTCGCGCCTAGGCAGATACTTCATCGGCGGATTCGACGCCTCGCTGCTCGTTGAGACCTCGAGCACGACTGACGTCGAGGCCCTGCCCGGCGTGCAACGTGCCATCGAGGGCGTTGCGTCGATGCTCGCCAGCACGACCATCTGCGTCTACGACAGCCAAGACCAAGAGGTGCAGCCGGCTGCCCTGAGCCTGATGACGGGCCGGGCGACCGAGATGGTCAACGGATGGGAACTGCGGCGGTGGCTGGTGTCCGACGCCATGACGCAGGGCAACGCCTACGCCTACATCGCTAGGACCTACGCCGGCGAGGCAGCGGAAATCATCCCTCTCGACCGCGGCCGAGTCGTCATCGACTGGGCTTCCAACCCGTTCCGGTACCTGCTCGATGGCCAGCCGGTGCCGTCCAGTGACATCATTCACGTCAAGGGCGGCTACAGCCGGTGGGCGTTCATCGGTGAAAGCCCGCTAGACAAGTGCCGGACGCAGTTGAAACTGGTGGCCGACCTCGACGCCTGGGCGGCCACCATGGCGGCCACCGGTACGACCCGGCGCCTGTCGTTCCAATTCCCCACGCCGATCAGCGAGCAGGCTAAGCAGACGATTCTTCTCGCCTGGAAGGCCAAGCATGCCAAGTCGGGCGGTGCATCCGAGCCGCTGATCATCGACGGCGGCGGCAAGATCGAGGGCGTCAGCGGCCAGGGTGACCTTGATGCCGTGACGGCGGCCCGCACGGCTGCCATGGGCGAGATTGCCCGAGCGCTCAACGTCCCGCTGTCGTTCCTGGCTGCGACAGAAAGTGGCACACAGATCGACCTGAACGCTCAGCGGGCGTTGGTCGATCAGACGCTGCGCCCGTGGGCCAAGCGGATTGACGCCGAACTGATGGCGAAGCTGCTGCCCGGCTACCGCGTCGAGCACGACCTGCAGGAACTGCTCCGCGGCACGATGAAGGACACCGCCAAGGAACTGTCCAAGCTCGTCATGTCTGGCGTCCTGACTCCCAACGACGCCAGGTGGTTCATCGGCATGCAGCCGGTGAAGGACCCGATGGCTGACGAACTGATGATGCGGTTGGACACCGCGGCCGGTCAGGCCGAGGTCAACGGCGACCGCGAGGACGAAGAAAGCGAGTCTCCCGATGCAGATTGACCGCCGGTCGTTCGAGGTCCGCGCAGACGTCGAGGGCAACACCGTTTCCGGGCTGGCGATCCCGTACGAAACGGATTCGGCTCCGCTGCCGTTCATCGAGACCATCCAGCGTGGCGCGTTCGCTGCCGACCTCGGCAGGCGGAACGTGTCACTGCTGGTCGAGCATGACGGCGGGCGCGTGCTCGCGGATACCCGCAGCGGCACCCTTGAGCTCGAGGAGACCGAGCGCGGCGTGACGTTCGCCGCTCGCCTGCCTGACACCCGCGACGGGCAGGACATGCGCGTCCTGCTTCGCGATGGGATCTACCAAAACATGTCGTTTGGGTTCGTGGCCGAGAAGGACGAGTGGCGCGGCGAGCGCCGCACCGTCGTGACGGCCCGGCTCTACGAGGTCAGCCTTGTCCACACGCCCGCCTACGAGGCGACCGCAGCCGCGGTCCGGGCGTTTCGCACTTCCACCGGGCTCGTCGCTCGGTACCTGCGGCTGCGGATTGGAGACCTGAAATGAGCCTGACCCCTGAAATGCTCCGTGAGAAGCGCTCGCAGCTCGTTGCTGCGTGCGAGCAGTACGCCGAGACCGCAACCCCTGACGCTGTGAAGGCGTTCGACGCTGCCGAGGAGGAAATCCGCGGCATCGACGCGCAGCTGGAAACCCTGTCCGTTCGCAGCCGTCTCGACGGCATGCGCAACAAGGGTGCCCAGGTCGTCAACCGTGTCGCTCAGGCGGCCGGCCCCAACGCCATCCGTTCCATCGCTGATCAGATGATGAAGCGCGACGGCAGCGAACTGACGTTCGACCTCCGCACGCTGAACATCGGAACTGCCACCGCTGGCGGAAACACGACCGTGACCCAGCAGACTGGTGAGTTCGTCAAGTGGCTGGACTGGGACAACCCGATCCGGCAGCTCGCCACCACTCAGATGTTCCCCACCAACCTCGACCTGCCCGTGATCAACGGCCGCACGTCGGTGGTCGCGCTGAACGAAGGTGCTGCCTTCACCGCTAGCGATATGAGCATCGCTAAGCGCAGTTTCTCGGCGTACAAGGCTGCTGCCTACACCGACATCAGCGACGAACTGCTGAACGACAGCGTCGTGGACATCGCCGCGCAGGTGGTCGAAGACCACGCCCGCGCTCACAGCAAGTACCGCGCTGAAAAGCACGCCATCGGCACCGGCACCGGCCAAGAAGAGGGCATTTTCCGCGAGGCGGTCTGGGACTCCAACAACTACGTCTACACCGCGGGCAACACGACGGTGATGGAGTGGACCGACGTCATCAGCCTGTACTCGAAGATCCGCCCCGGCTACATCAACAACGCATCCTGGGTGATGAACCCGGTTACCTGGGGCCAGCTGCTGGGGAAGCGCGACGGTGCGGGTGGCACGGCCGGAAAGTTCATCTACGACGGCATGACCGGCAACTTCGTGCAGGACGGCGTCGTCGGCCGCATCTTTGGTCGCCCGGTGTACCTGACCGAATACGCGCCGACCTTCGGCGGTGGTGCCGACAAGGTCGTGATCTGGTTCGGTGACATGCAGAGGGCGTACCGCATCGTTGACCGCTCCAACGCGACCTTCCGTGTCAACCCGTACATCGCGTCGCTCAACGGGTTCGTGCGCTACGAATCGTTCATGCGTTCGGACGCAAAGATCGTGGACACCTACGCGGGCGGCTGCATCGTCTGCGGTACGGTCTGATCTGACTCCATGTGACCCCGGGCTGTGGGGGGGGACACCCCCCCCAGCCTTTTCCAAATGCCAGCACTTACGACCAGCGATATCAAGGCCCACCTGCGGATCTTCCACACGCAGGACGATTCCTACATCGGATCGATCCTGCTGCCGGCGGTCCGCGAAACCATCGAGCGCTGCACTGGGCTCGCCATGCAGGCGCTGGAGCGGTCGTACAAGGTCTCGGACGAAGATGACACCTGGGTGGTCCTGCCAATCCAGCCGGTGAACACAGCGTCAGCGATCACCGCCGTATATGTGGACGATGATGACGTGACCCAGACGGAAACGCCGGAACTGCACTGGGACGGCGAACGGGTTGCGGTTTTGATCGACAAGGCCTGGAACCGGCCTGTCACCATCAACTGGAACACGTTGGTGGGCGACCACTACATCAACATGCTGGCGCTGCAGCTGTGCGGGCGCCTGTACGCCGACCGCGGCGACAGCACTAACGCCATCGAGGGCAAGGCCGAGCAGATGCTGATGGCAATGCTCGGGGAGCATGGGGTGCACTGATGGTCCCGCGTGGCATGTTCCGGCACGAAATGGCGGTGCAAAACTACACCGTTGCCACTGTTGACGCTTACGGGCAGGACGTGAAGACTTGGAACACGGCCGCGACGGTGCTGGGCTACATCGAATCGGCCGACGGCCGAAGCATCGACTCGGTGGACATCAACCGCGGGCAGACGGCGTGGAGGCTGATCCTTCCTTGGATTGACTCGGTGACCGTCAAGAGCCGGATTCTGTTGCGCGAAACGGGCAAGTCTGACCGAGTTCTTCAGGTCACCGGCGTACTAGATCCGACCCTGCGGCGCATGGAACTGCACTGCGAAGCGCTCGAGGTGACGGCATGAGCTTCCGCCGCGGCGCCGAGTTCAATTCGCCGGAGCACCTGCGCAACTATCAGCGTTTCATGCAACGCCAGGTCAACGCTTCGGAGAACCTGGAACTGTTGCGATTTGGCGCAGGAACCAGCGACCGGGCAAACAAGGCATTCACAGATGCCCAAAGGGTGTTCTTGACGCTGCCCGACCGAGTCAGCCGGAACCTGTACAAGCAGCTGCTTCGGCGCAGCCTCAAGCGACTGGCGACAACGTACAAGCAGAATTGGCTGACGCACGGCGCCACTTACCGCAGCTACGGTGGTCAGGAAAGCCTGCGCAAGGCGGCTAGCAAGGTCATTCAGTCCATGGGTGACACCCGCGGGCTCAAGACCACCACCCGCACCGGCTTCCGGTACAAGCGGCGCCCCAGGTCGTACATCGCGCCAATCGTCGACAGCGGCCGCGCACAGTGGCACGTAAAGCGGGCCACGTACCAGCAGTTCCCGCCCTCGGTCCTCAAAGAGGACTTGGCGATCGTCATCGAGACGCAACTGACCGAACTGGCCCGCAAGGCGCGTATGAAGGTGTCGAAGAAATGAGCATCGAAACCGCCATCCGCGACCGGCTCACCAGCGA